TCACTCTTACAGCTGCAACTGGCGCACAATTTGTGTTCCCAGTAAAGCCAGAGTTCCCAACAGCCGGTGGATCAGGAATTGATGCACAAACTGTTGATTTTGAATTTACTGTTTCAGGTGGAGAAGTAACAGAAACATTTAGTTAAGAAATAGAAACGGGAGCAAAAAATGAAGTTACCAATTACAATTGAATATAACTCAGGCGAGCAAGCAACTTATATTGCCCAACCGCCTGAGTGGGCTAAGTGGGAGAAATCAACTGGCCACACCATAAGCCAAGCAAAAGAAAAACTTGGCATGTGGGATCTGATGTTTTTAGCATATAACGCACATAAGCGAGAAGCAGCAGGAAAGCCAGTAAAAGGATTTGAAATATGGATGGAAACTGTCGCTGATGTAATAGTCGGTGATGCAGACCCAAAAGCCATCCAGCAGGAAGCCTAAGCAGATTATTGGTTGAGTTGGCAATAGCCACACAAATTCCAATGAGTGAATGGGTTGATTCAGAAGATATTTTGACAGCGATAGAAGTATTGGAGCAGAGGTATGGCAAATGAAACAATCGCCTATAACAAAAAAGACCTACGCGACATTTACAAGGCTTTCAAACTTATGGATGAACAAGCTACTGATGAAGCACGCCGTCAATCTGCTGCTCTGGCGTATTTTGCGTCTGAGGAAATTAAACAAGCAGCTAGAGGTCGAACAAAGGCTGGCAAAGTTGCGCAAAGAGTCGCGGATGGCGTTAGCATCTCTAAATCAAGCAAGATCGGTGAATTCAGTTATGGATTCGCACGCCAAAAATTTTCAGGTGGTGCTACTACACAAACCCTATGGGGTGGCATTGAGTTTGGTTCAAATAAATTCAAACAGTTCCCTGCATATTCTGGAAGGTCGGGTCGTGGATCTCGCGGATGGTTCATTTATCCAACCCTTCGCAGAATTCAGCCTGAATTGATTAACAAGTGGGAACAAAGTTTTGATCGCATTATTAAGGAATGGGTCTAATGGCTACCGGTAATCGCACATTAAAGTTATCAATCCTTGCTGATGTTGATGACTTAAAAAAGAAGTTAGGCGAAGCCGATAAAGCCGTTCAAACTAACTCAAGCAAGATTTCAGAGTTTGGAAAGAAGGCTGCTGCTGCATTTGCTGTAGCTGCTGCTGCTGCCGTTGCCTATGGCACTAAATTAGCCATTGATGGGGTCAAAGCAGCGATAGAGGATGAACAAGCCCAGTTAAGGTTAGCAAATGCTTTAAGACAGGCTACAGGGGCTACTGATGCCCAAATAAAGGCAACTGAGGACATGATCCTAAAAACCTCTTTAGCCACAGGTGTTGCTGATGACAAATTGCGTCCGGCGATGCAAAGGTTGGCGGTAAGTACTAAGTCAACTGAAGAAGCCCAAAAGTTATTAACCCTTGCATTAGATATTAGTGCTGCATCAGGTAAAGATTTAGAAACTGTTGCAAATGCTTTAGGTAAAGCACAAGATGGCAACCAAGCAGCATTGGGTAGATTAGGTCTTGGATTATCTAAAGCTGAGTTAGCCACATTAAGTTTTACGGAAGTTCAACAAAAACTTGCTGATCTTTATGGTGGAGCAGCAGCTACAAATGCTGAAACATTTCAAGGTAAAATTGATCGCTTAAAAGTTGGATTTGATGAAGCAAAAGAAAGTTTAGGCGTTGCATTATTGCCAGCAGTTGAGCAATTTATTACATTCTTAAATGACAAAGGCATCCCAACATTAAATGCATTTATTGCAGGATTAACTGGAGATAAAGGGTTAAAATCGTCTTTAGATCAAAATTTACAACCTGCATATTCTTTTGGTAATGCCATTGCGTGGGTTAGCGACAAAATAGGTTCATTTATTACATTTTTAAGAGAAGCAATTGGCTTAGTCGTATCTTTAGCAAATGAACTTATTAGAGTGGTTAATATAATTCCAGGAGTAAATATCGGGTCAATTCCAAACCCTGCTCCATCAGCTGGCAGATCATCAGTTCCAACAGTTCCAACTCCAAAAGGTGGATCAAACTTTACTTATGGATCAGGCAACCCGCTTTATTTAACTGTTAATGCTATCGATGGCGAGGGTGCTGCTAGAGCTGTTGCACAGACCTTAAACAGTCAAGCAGCTAGAAGTACGACTGCTCTCAGGGATAGATAATGACTGTTTTTACACCAGACTGGAAATTGACTGTCGGTGGGGTTGATTATACTGACATAACTATTGCCGATGTTCAGCATCAAGCAGGTCGCACAGACATTTACCAACAGCCACTTCCATCTTATATTCAAATAACTTTATTGGCATTAAGCGGTCAAACTTTACCTTTTGACATAAATGACAGTTTAGATTTACAAGTCAAAGATACTTCAGGAACTTATGTTAGTTTATTTGGTGGAGATATTACCGACGTGACTGTTGCAGTTGGTGCTACTGGATCAATTGCTACAGTTGTTGAATACACTCTTATTGCTATGGGTTCACTTGCTAAATTAACTAAAGAAATTTGGGATGATAATATCTCGCAAGATGAAGATGGCGACCAGATTTATAACATTCTTTCTAGCGTATTGCTTGGAACTTGGAATGATGTTCCAGCAGCTTCTCAATGGTCAACTTATGATGCAACTGAAACTTGGGAGAATGCAGTCAATTTAGGATTAGGCGATATTGACCAACCTGGACTTTACACAATGACTGCTCAATCAACCACAGTAGATACTATTTACAATGTTGTTTCAGATATTGCCAATTCAGCCTTTGGATATATTTATGAGGATAATGCTGGAAACATAGGTTATGCCGATGCTGACCACAGACAAAATTATCTATTAACTAATGGTTATGTTGAATTAGATGCAGGTCATGCTTTAGGTGCTGGCCTTTCAACAATTATGAGATCAGCAGATGTTAGAAATGACATTTATATCAATTATGGCAATAACTACAATTCACAGGTCACAGCTACCGATGCAGCATCAATTGCCTTATATGGCTATAAAGCCGAAACTATCAATTCTAGGGTTCAAGGTGCAGTTGATGCTCAGGCTATTGCTGATCGTTATATTGATCAAAGGGCTTACCCACAGCCAGCATTTCAATCAATAACATTCCCAATTACTAACTCAGAAATCGATAATGCTGATCGTGATGATTTATTAGGCGTGTTTATGGGAATGCCGGTTGATATTAGAAATCTGCCAAGCCAAATATCAGGTGGCACATTTCAAGGATATGTTGAGGGCTGGTCATGGAGCACGCGATTTAATGAGCTGTTTTTAACAATCAATGTTTCACCAACTGCATTTAGCCAAGTGGCGATGCGTTGGAATACCACACCAATAACTGAGGCTTGGAACACAATAGACCCAACTTTAACTTGGGAATACGCTACAATAGTCGCATAGGAAAAGGATAAAATGGCAACCACTACCAATTACAGCTGGACTACTCCAGATGACACCGATCTAGTCAAAGATGGTGCAAGTGCAATTCGCACGCTTGGAACTGCAATTGATACAACCACAAAAGCATTAAATCCATCAACAACTCTTGGCGATATTGAATATCGTTCATCGACAGCAAATACCAACACAAGACTGGCACTTGGAACAGCAGGTCAAGTTCTCACAGTCAATTCTGGTGCAACTGCCCCTGAGTGGGCTGCATTGCCTTCAAGTGCCAGTATTACTTTATTATCAACAACTTCTTTAACTGGTGCTACAACTACAATTTCTGGAATAAGTGGTAGTTATACAAATTTAGTAGGCATTGTTTATGGAATAACTGGAACAGGAAACGCTAAAAATCGAATTGCGCCAAATGGCACGACTACTATTTCTAATCAAAAAAGCATTGATGGCACTACTGTTGAACAATTCAATGGAGATTATATGTTTTTAGGTGGTTCAACAACTATTTCAAGCAATGCAAACAATACTTTTAAATTTCAAATAGATAATTATGCCAGCACTACCACGTATAAACCTATTTTTGTAAATGGTGGAACAGATGATTATGGAACAATAAGTTCAGGAGTTATAGAAACAACTTCAGCAATTACATCTTTGGTTTTTTCAAGGTCTAGTGGAAATTTATCAAGTGGCACAGTTCTACTTTACGGAGTTAAATAATGAGCAGACCAATAATAAGAATACACAATGTTGAAACAAATGAAGTTATTGATAGAGAAATGAATGATGCTGAGTTTGCTCAATATGAAATAGAGCAAGCAGCAGAGGCAGCAAAACAAGCCGAAGCCAAAACAAAGGCTGCCGAAAAGCAAGCATTACTTGACAGACTTGGCATTACTGCTGACGAAGCAAAATTGCTACTTGGCTAATGAATCCATTTCTATCTAAAGCTGCTGAAACATTACGCGACCAAATAAATGGAGCGTTTGTGGGTAGGAGCAGGAAAGCTGATGGATGGATCGGCGATAATAAGCACGCATCTAGAAAATCCGATCACAACCCAAGACCTAACGGAGAAGTTTGCGCGATCGACATTGACGCTGGCTTATCTGACCAACAAGGGATTAGTTATGATTTGGCAGATCAACTTCGACTCGCAGCAAAAAAAGATAAGCGTATTTCTTACATAATCCACGCTGGTAAAATTGCTAGTGCTAGATCATTGTGGAAATTTAGAAAATATACAGGTATCAATCCCCACTATAAACATATCCATATTTCTTTTAAGCCAAATCAAACTGGCGAGAAGTTCGACATCCCACTACTGAAAGGCAACTAATGAAACTATCTAAAAAACACAAAGCAGCAATTAAGTCATATTTGAGAGCTGTAGCAGCTAGTGGAATAACAGTTGCTTTAGCAATAGTGGCTGACATACATCCAGCTTATGCAACCTTGCTTGGTGCAATTGTTGCTCCAATAGCAAAGGCGTTAGATCCAAAGTCCGGGAGTGAAGTAGATTATGGCCTTAGTGAAAAATGACACCGACAGAATGGGCTGGATTTTTCGCTGGCGTTTGCGCCGTTGCAACAAGCGTATTTATTGGTTTGAGATACCTTGTTAAAGGTTGGCTCAACGAATTAAGACCAAATGGTGGCAGTTCAATGAAGGATCAATTAAATCGACTTGAAAAGCGTGTCGATGATTTATTTACTTTAATTAGCAAGTCATAATTTAATCATGGCGAACACACGGAAACACACTAAACGAAAAAAAGTCAACCGGAGAGTAGTTCGCCACACTCCTGAGCCATTAAGTAAAATCGATCAACATTACATGGCTTTACACGAATGCTACAAAGCAGCTAGAAAAGCAGGATTTACGCCTGAACATGCTTTTTGGCTTATGA